AGCAGGAACGCCTAGACTGCCTCAGAAGCCAGCCTGACCAATACCCCCACATCTGGGAGGGCGACTACGCCACGGTGCTGACGGGCGCTTACTACGCCAAGCACTTGGCAGAGGCCAGAGCGCAGGGCCGGATCGGCAAGGTAGCAGCTGACCCACTCATGCAGATTAGAGCATTCTGGGACATAGGCTTCAATGATAGCACGGCCATCTGGGTCGCTCAGTTCGTTGGACGCGAAGTCCGTGTCCTCGACTACTACGAAGCGCAGGGGCAACCGCTCGCGGCCCACTTGGTATGGCTGCGAGATCGGTGGAGTAACTGTTTATGTGTACTCCCCCATGACGGTGCCCAGCATAGCAACGTTACTGGAATGCGCTTCGCAGATCATATCCGCCAAGCTGGCTTCAAAGCTGAAACAGTAGACAACCAGGGCAAGGGCGCTGCGATGAAGCGCATTGAGGCTGCAAGACGCCTGTTCCCGAGCATCTGGTTCAACGAAGACACAACGCGGGCTGGCTTGGACGCTATCGGCTGGTATCACGAAAAGCGCGACGAGGCCCGCAACATTGGCCTTGGACCGGACCACGATTGGTCTTCGCATGCCGCAGACGCATTTGGCCTGATGGCCGTGGCCTACGAAGCCCCCAGAGAGAAACCCAAGCCCCGCGAGCGTGTTGTTGCTGGCGGTGGCAGTTGGATGAATTAGGAGGCCCGATGGCTTCGGAAGACGATACCCTGAAGAAGGAAATTGAGGAATTCGAAGAGGCTTATGATGCGGAGTCCGAAAACCGCAACACGGCCTTGGAAGACCTCAAGTTCGCCCGTCTGTCCGAGCAGTGGCCTGAGCAAATCAGGAAGCAGCGCGAGGTCGATGGCCGTCCGATCCTGACGATTAACAAGATGCCTGCGTTCATTCGCCAGGTTGTCAACGACAGCCGTCAAAATCGCCCGCAGATCAAGGTAAAGCCCGTCGATGACAAGGCTGATATTGACACGGCGAACGTGCTGGAAGGTCTTATCCGCAATATCGAGCGCACTTCCAAGGCCGATGTCGCTTATGATACGGCGGTTGACTACGCGGTTTCGATGGGCTGGGGTTACATCCGGGTCAATATCGACTATGAGTACGACGATACGTTTGACAAATGCCTCAAGATTGAACGTATCGCTAACCCCTTCAGCGTCTACGGTGATCCGTATTCGACAAGCATGGACGGCTCCGATTGGAACCGATGCTGGATCACGGAACTGAAGTCCAAGGAAGAGTTCAAGGCCAAGTGGAAGAACGCTGACCCTGTGGACTGGGAAAGCCTTGGCTATGACAACCTCAAGGCCCCTTGGCGTGACAGCGACGATATTCTGGTCTGCGAAAGCTGGCACCGCGAGGAAACCCAGCGCGAGATTTATCAGCTTTCGTCGGGCGAGATTGTCGGCAAGCAGGAATACGAAGCAGGCCGCGACATTTTCGAGATGGCAGGCATTGTGCCTGTGAATAGCCGCACGACCAAGGCTTACAAGATTACGCAGCGCATCATGACGGGCGCGGAGATTCTGGAAGAGAACGAGTGGCTGGGCCAGTACTTGCCCATCATTCCGGTGTACGGTGAGGAACTCAATGTCGAGGGTCGCCGCTATTTCCGCAGTCTTATCCATAATGCTAAAGACGCACAGCGGATGTTCAACTATTGGCGCACGACCGCCACGGAACTCGTCGCTTTAGCCCCCCGCGTCCCGTTCATCGGTGAGGAAGGTGCTTTTGACGCTGACCCGAACTGGCTGACGGCGAACTCTCAGAACCACGCTTTCCTTCAATACGCTCGCGGGACCAATTCGCCACAGCGTCAGCCCCTCGACAGCGGAGGTGCTGCGGGTGCCATGTCTGAGGCCCTTGCGGCGTCTGATGACATGAAGTCGATCATCGGCATGTATGACGCTTCCCTTGGGCAGCGCAGCAACGAAACCTCGGGCAGGGCCATCATGGCCCGCCAGCGCGAGGGTGACGTCAACACCTTCCACTTCATCGACAACCTTGCCCGCTCCATCCGCCATGTGGGCTGCGTCCTGATTGACCTCATTCCGAAGGTCTACAGCGGCCAGCGCATTGTTCGCATCATCGGCCAGGATGACACCGAGGAAGTCGCCAAGATCGGCCAGCAGGAAGAGGGCGAAGCGCCTGAGCAGGAAGGCATGATTGAGGGTGCGGAGCGCATCTATGACTTGGGTGTGGGCCGCTATGACGTTGCGGTTGATACCGGACCTTCGTTCACCACGCGCCGCGAGGAACAGGCGCAGCAGATGATTGAACTGATCCGTGGCTATCCGCAGGCGGCACCGCTCATCGGTGACTTGCTGGTGAAGTCTCTTGATTGGCAGAACGCCGAAGAGATTGCCGAACGCCTCAAGAGCATGCTTCCGCAGCAGATCAATGACGGCATTCCCGCTGAAATTCAGCAGCAAATTCAGGAAGGCCAGCAGCGGTTGCAGCAGTTGGAGCAGGAAAACCAGCAGCTCAAGCAATCCCAGGGCATGGACATGCAGAAGGCACAGGCTGATGCTCAAAAGGCGCAGGCTGACATGCAAATTGCAATACAGCGCATGGAAATTGACCGCCAGAAAATGCAAATTGAGGCTTATCGGGCTGAGACTGAGCGCATGCAGGCCGAACAGGCTTTGATGGCACCGCTTCCGCCTGTGATGCCCCCGATCTAATCAGGAGTTATCCCAATGTCCTTCATTTCGATTGCGGCGGCGAGCTTCACGCGCCCCGCTGACACCACTGCGTATGCTTCCGGCGACCTTGTGGCGAACTCGACCACGGCTGGCAGCGTCATTCCCATGACCTTTGTCATTCGCCCGGAAAACCGTGGCTCGATGATCCGCCGCGCCCGTATCAAGAAGTCGGGTACGTCTGTGACTTCGGCTGCATTCCGGCTGCATATCTACGAGACGGTTGGCATCACCTGTGCGAACGGTGACAACGGCGTGTGGTCCACGAACAATGTCGCCAACTATGTCGGGTCGATTGATATCACCCTGGACAAGGCATTCACGGACGGCGCTCAGGGCGTTGGCGCACCTTCGTCTGGTTCTGAACTGAACTATGACATTGGAAACTGCTTCGGCCTGCTTGAGGCTCGCGGTGCCTATACCCCGGCGAGTGCTGAAGTGTTCACTGTTGAGCTTGAGATGGTACGCAGCTGATGTTCAACAACTTCCCCCTGATGGTCGCCCTTCTTTCAGGGGGCAGTTCTGTCTCGCCCGTTTATCCGGCGAGCCTGTTGATTTCGGCTGACCCCAATGCGTTTGCTATCGACTTCTTGTCGGACACGTATGCAATCAACGTGAACAACGGTGCTGAAAGCCTGATTTACAACGATCAAGTCGGCTTCGCCATTGACATGACAGACAACTCTTACGCGGTGAAATACTGATATGGCTACTATCACTGGCAACGCAACAGAGTTCATCACGTTCTCGCGCACGTCGAATGCAACGCTTACGGACAGCGATGGACTGATCAAGTGGGCACCGCATAACCTCCTGCTGGCGAGTGAGCAGTTTGATAGCGCGAGTTGGACGAAGACCTCCACCACGCCGTCTGCTAATGCTGTTGCTGCGCCTAATGGAACCACGACCGCTGACACGCTTACGGCCTCTGGTGCGAACGGCACAACGCTTCAGTCTTATACGTCTCTCGGCGTCTCATATACCTTTGGCATTTGGCTCAAGCGTAAGACCGGAACGGGCAACATCCAGATAGCGGCTGACAGCGGCACCTATACAACGGTGACGATTACCTCTGACTGGGCTTTATACACTGTGACGCAGACGCCTGCGGCTGGAACTATTTCGGCAGGCATCCGCATCGTCACATCTGCTGACGCTGTTGAGGCATGGGGCGCACACCTCTACCGCAGCGACCTCGGCGGCATGAAGGCGAACACCTCTGCGTACCCGATGTACAACCCGACTACGCCGAAGAATTTGCTGGGGTTCTCGGAAGACTTCAGCAATGCGGCTT